GTTTCCCAGTCACGATCGGTCGCCAGGGATTGAAAGGGCATTTCAAGATGTTTTTCCTGTTCCTGTAAAGTCAACAAGAGCACCTTTAAATACAGATGTTAAATTTCCAATTGGACAAGTATGGGTAAGAACCGATACTGCACAAGTTTATATGCTAGCTCAACTATCTAGCGGTTCAGCATCTTGGACATTAGCCGCACCTGGAGCCTCAGATGTAGATACATTGACAGGGGACTCAGGAGGAGCGATTTCTCCAGCAGCAGGTAATATCACTCTAGCTGGTGGAACGAATGTAACGACTGCAGGTGCTGGAAGTACAGTCACTTTTAACTTAGATGGCGCTATCAGTTTAGCAACTAGTGTTACAGCTCCTCTATTTACAGCAGGAGCAGGAGTTGATCTAGATTTAACAGCTCCAGTAGGACAAGATGCAGTTCTTAAGCTAGGAGATACAGGCGCAGCAAACAAACTCTCAATCACAGATTCAGCGGATGTGGAAATTGCTTCTGTCGATTCAGATGGCGCAGCAATCTTTTCTTTGAGTGCTAGTTCACCTCTTTATACAACGGCAGCAGGTGTGGATCTTGATCTAACCGTTGTTTCAGGGCAGAATGCAGTTCTTAAGCTAGGAGATGCTGCTGGATCGAATAAACTCTCAATTACAGACTCAGCGGATGTGGAAATAGCACTGATCGATTCTGATGGTAATATGGGAATCTCCGGTAACCTAGCATTGACATCAGTGGCTACTCAGATTCAGATGAATGGTGGAGCAGCTACAGATTTTATTGGGCAAGCAACACTTGTCGCTGGAACCGTTACTATTGCAAATACTAATATCGCAGCTACTGATAGGATTTTACTTCAAAGAGCAGGTGTTGGGGCGTCAACTGCATTAGGTATTTTAGACACATCAATTATTGCTTCTACAAGCTTTACTATTGTATCTCGAGATGCAAGTAGTCCTGGAAGCACAGAAACTGGTGATATTTCAGTTGTAAATTACTTTATTGTGAGGGAAGTGTAAAATGACAAGTATTAATAGGTCACCAGCGGTTGGATTACCACTCGCTAATATATTTCCAAATCCCATTATATCTAATAGAGACCCAACAACTGCAGACAAAGGAGTCCCAATTGGCATTCGATGGATCAATAAGGCGTCAAACAATGCTTTTACTCTGACAAGTGTAGTCGCTGGATCGGCAACATGGACGGCAGCACATGCCCCCGTGTTTTCAGTGAATGTACAGGTATTTGAGTCTAGTGGAACCTATACTCCAACAGCTAACATGCAAGCGTGCATTGTTGAAGTTGTTGGAAGCGGAGCCGCTGGCGGAGGTGCTGATTCTACCAGTGGAAGTACTTACTCTGTAGGTGGTGGAGGAGGAGCAGGAGAGTATGCTAGAGGAGAGTTCACTGAAGCTCAGATAGGAGCTTCTCAAGTTGTCACTATTGGAGCGGGAGGCGTTGGCGTGACAGGTGGTGTTGGAGGTAATGGGAATACATCTAGCCTAGGGTCATTGATTACATCGTCTGGTGGTTTGGGAGGTGCAGAAGGTACATCGACAACAACAGCCTATGGAAATGGTTCTCAGGGAGGAACAGGGGGTTCTGGTGGAGACTTTAGAGTTGTTGGGCATAGGGGTCACTCTGGTGTTTCTAATGCTACTCTTTTATTTCCAGGAGAAGGTGGAAATAGTCAGTATGGTACTGGTGGACATTCAGCACATGGAGTGAGCGCTGACGGTCTTGATGGATTATCTTATGGTGCTGGAGGTGGTGGAGGAGGAAACGGTGTGAGCCAGGTTGCAAGAAAAGGTGGTGATGGCGCCGATGGTGTTGTTATCATTACTGAATATATTTTAACTTAAGGAGATCAAATGGCAGGAAACTCACTAAGAATTGACTATGAAACACTAAGATCTTTAGCATTTGGATCGATTAGTGGTACATACGCAGCAATTGGTGCGGTCTTCGCTAGCCGCGCCCTAGTAGTAAAAATCTACAATGGAACTGATGTAGATTTACTAATCTCCACTGACGGATCAACTGATCATGATATCATTCCATCATCAGCTTCATTCACCATAGATGTGAATGCGAATCAGTTGTCGGAAGAGGGTCTATTTTTTCCTAAGGGATCGAGATTCTATGTGAAACAAGCAAGTGGGGCAGCGAGCTCAGGATCGGTTTATCTTACCGTACTTGGGATTGCCTAATGAGTGAGCAAAAGACATCAATTACGCAGACGAGCGGATCCTTTACACCAGATGTTCAATTTGGTGGTGCCACAACCGGAATCACCTATTCATCAAGATCGGGCTCATATGTAAAGACTGGAAATGTAGTGAACTACAGCTGTGCCATCAATTTGTCTAGCAAAGGATCTGCCAATGGTGATTTAACAATAGCGGGACTTCCATTCACAAATGGACCTAACATTGGACAAGCAACTGTAGTTGCATCATTTCTAAGACTGGGAGCATCGTATGACACATTTAAAGGTCAGGTGAATGCTTCAGCTGCTACGATATCGATTTTCCAAGAAGGGGATAATGTTGCTGCTCTCTTAGTTGATGATGCAGACTTTAATAACACGACCTCTATTAATATATCGGGGGCATACTTTTTAGCATGAGTGGACAATCACTAGACCGAGACTACATCAGGGGTACCTTTAATCCAGAGTTGGAGTTTTCTGGCTCCTCCACAGGTATTACTTATGAATCTCGATCCGGTTCTTATGTTAAGATAGGAAAAGTTGTTAATTTTTCCTTTTCAATGAAATTGTCAGATAAAGGATCTGCCGTAGGAAACTTAACGATTTTCGGACTTCCATTTGATGCAGGTTTAACGGGTGCTATTGTAGAAGGAACAATCAGCGATTTAATATTAGACGCGTCTTACACAAGCTTTAAAGGTGTTATTAATCCTTTAACTAATATTATATTAATTTTCCAAGAAGGAAATGATATAGCAATTGATTTAGCTAATAACACAAACGTTAATAATAATTCCGAGATAAATATTGCTGGATCATATATAACAGATGAACTTTGATGGAGAAAAACTATGACACGAAGTGGACAAAATAGACCATTTAAATACGGAGCTCGAGACAGAAGAGAGTTTATCGTCTCGGATTGTGAAGTAGCCATCAGAGTGCAAAATGATGGAAATGGAAATGCAATTTTCATTGGAAGAGCTAAAGTAGGGACTGGTGAATCAGAAGATAAGTGGCAGATATCATTTCAAGCATATGATGCCAATCAGTCTCTTACCTCTAGGACATGGCCTCAGAACTCAGAAGGGAATGCTTCCTCAGAATACGAATTTTCTTGGAGTGCACGAGCCGGATATACCTATTCGTGAAAACAGGAGAGATTGAATGCCAACAAAACTAAATCCATTCACATGTAAGCCAGACTTAGTGAGTATTGGAAATGGAACAGCCACAGTTCAGTTTGATATCGATGCCAACACAGCTCCTGGTACTGATCCTGCTCTTCCCACTGGTGCCGGTGCTATTACAATCGGTGGTGCAGCTGTATCAGCTCATAGTATTCCTGTAGAAACTCATGCAAGAGCAGCAAATGCTTTTAACATTGAAGTTCAAGTTGGATCATCTGTAACTGGAGCACCAGGAAATACAAATGCTGCAGGTCTTGTACAATTTAATGATACTCATTTCAGTGTAGATTCAGATGGTTATGTCAGTCTTATAGGAGGGGGTATTGGATTAGATTCATTCTCTACTGATATTTCTGGTCCAGTAACACCAGATGGAGCGGGAAATGTCGATGTAACAGGAACATCTATTTACTCTGATGGTTCAGTTGCAAATACTCTTACTTTAAATGTACAGGCTACAGCAAACACACTTCTTTATGGAGCAGGTTCCAACACAACAGTCTCAGAGCTTGGTCCTCTAACGAATGGTCAGCTTGTGATTGGGTCTACAGGATTGTCTCCTGTAGCAGCATCTTTAGCTTCAGCAGATGGTTCCATAACGATTACTCCAGGAGCAGGAAGCATTGATCTAGCAGTAGCAGCAGGAAACGATGCGATTCTTACTCTTACTGGAGATACCGGAGGGGCAATTTCACCAACTAGTGGAAATATCAATATTGTTGGTGGAACAGGAATAGGAACATCTGGTTCTTCGTCTAATATGACGATTAATTTAGATAGTCCAGTCACAGTATCAAATGGGGGAACGGGAGCGACTACATTAACAGATGGTGGTGTTCTTATTGGAAGTGGTACTTCAGCAGTGACTGTTACAGCGCAGCCAACGAATGGACAGTTGCTAATAGGATCTACTGGTTCTGATCCAGTTTTAGCTACTTTGACAGAAGGTAGTGGAATTACTATTACTGAAGGAGCAGGAAGTATAACGGTAGCATCATCTGGTGGTGGGCTGGCATGGGTAGAGGTAACGGGAACGACACAATCTGCAGCAGTAAATACTGGATATATTACGAATAATGCATCTCTTGTTACAGTTACTCTTCCATCAACTGCAGCATTAGGAGAAGTTATTCGAGTAACAGGAGAAGGTGCTGGAGGATGGTCATTAGCTCAAAATGCTGGACAAACGGTACATTTTGGAAACCAGTCAACGACTACAGGAGCTGGTGGAAGTTTAGCTAGTAGTCATAGGAGAGATACTGTTGAATTGGTATGTGTAACAGCAAATACAGATTTTAATGTTCTGAGTTCCATTGGAAATATCACTATAACTTAGACGATAGAATTAGAATAAAATAGGAGAAAAAATGGTTAGATTTGGTGTTCCAGGACAAAATGTAGATTCTCTGTCATATGTTGATAGGCGCCTTTCGACTGTTCCTGTTATTCAATCTGTTCGTCGTCCTACTACTACAGATAAAAAGTTTCCCATATGGTGTGAATGGAGAGTAAATAAGAATGCTTCATCACCAGCTACAGAAGGGGAATTCTGGAAGTTAATTAAGTTTGAATCAAATGGCGATGCTACATGGGTTCGTATTGATATAACAACAGGTAATGCTGGTATTACCAACTGGATAATTGTAACGGATACATCAGATGATATTGAATCTAAGACAGGATATGTAGCTAATAATGGGTCTTTGGTAACATTGACTTTGCCTTCTGCTTGTGTACTTGGAGATGAATTCCGTGTTTTAGTCAAAGGATCTGGTTTGGTTCGAATCGCTCAAAACGCGAGTGATCAAATTATTTTTGGAAATCAGTCGACAACTGTAGGGGCTGGCGGATATATAGAAGCTACATCCGTTGGGGATAGCGTACACATTGTATGTGTGGATGCAAATGAATATTATGTTTTAGATGGTGTAGGAAACTGGACCATTATTTAATTAGGTAGAGGATATTATGGCACAACAAGTATCTACAAATAAGTTTGCTACAGCGAAATGGATCGTAGCTCCTACTCTTGATGAAGGAGCAACACACACCACTATATCTAGTGCAATTACAGATGCCTCTTCAGGAGACATTATTTTTATTAAGCCTGGTACATATACAGAAGATCTAACATTAAAAGCAGGTGTTGATTTAACGGCATTTTCTACAAGTATGACCAATCCAAGTATTGTTGGAAAAATTACTTGTGATCTTGCATCTAATGAGTCGTGTATTTTATCAGAGCTTCGTATTGAAACTAATGGAGATTATGCAATTTCATTCATAGGTTCAAATACAAATTTCTTAACGATAAAGAATTGTAGGTTATTTGGATCAGATAATGACATTATCCAGTACACAAATTCTAATTCATCATCAATATTAAATATTTTTGAAAGCACAGTTGATCCTTCTGGTGCTTATAAACCTTTTGACATGTCATCCATTGGATTTCTTCAATTCAGATATTGTCATCACTCAAATAATGGTGGATCGACGACAGCAGCAACATCAAGTGCAGGAACTGTAAGAATGGATTATTGCGAGTGTCGTTGGCCAATAACAACATCTGGAACCAATTCTTTTGAAGCAACTGATTGTTTCTTCAGACTAGATGCAATAAATGCCACATCTTTGACTCTTGGTGGAAGTGGGGATAATATAATTGAAGGATGTCATTTTAGAACAGGAACAGCTTCTGCTATTTCTGTTGGTGGAACAGCAACGATTTCTAATACGGATGTTTCTTCGACAAATACAAATCCAATCACAGGAGCTGGAACTTTAAATTATAGTAGTATTTCCTACTCAAACACTGGAAATGACACTAATACAACGACGCAAAGTGGAACATTTACAGATTTAGGTCAGTTTAAAGCACGATCGCAACCATGTTTTCATGCATATTTAAACAGTACCGTTTCAAATGTTACAGGAGACGGTACGGCATACGACATTGTGTTTAATGCAGAAAGATTTGATTTAGGATCTGATTTTAATACTGGGACTGGAATTTTCACTGCACCAGTCGATGGAAAATATCTCCTTACTTTTACAGTTAGATTCGAAGGTTTAACTATCTTACACACTAGGAATACCACAACGATAGTCACTTCAAATTGGAATTATGAATTAAATAGTCAAGACGCCTCTGCTAGGGATAATTTAAATCTTTTGGAGTTAAATGGATCTATGATAGTAGATATGGATGCTTCAGATACAGCGTTGATTAGAGTAGCATCTGTTAATAGCACAAAAGTAGTAGATATTGGTGGAAATGGAACATTAACCATCACAGGTTTCAGTGGTGAACTTTTAGCTTAGGAGAAAAATATGAAAATTACAATTAACTTAACTGATGAAGAAATCAAATATCTTGAAAATGATATTGTAGATATCGAGAAATGGATAAAAAATGCAGTCAAAGGAAAAATTTATAAATGTAAATGTCGTTTATTTGATGAATGGCAGGAAAAGCTTATAAATGATCCGACAATTGATTCTATTCCAGCAAATGAATCAGACCTCTTAACTGTTATTATTAATCATGCTGATTATAAGAACAGAAAAAGTAAAGAAAAGGAAATGCTTCTCTGAAGTGGCCGATGTTAAAAATTAAATGGAAAATGTATTTAATGAGATTTTTTGTGTTTTTGGTTGTTTTTGGCTCATTTGTAGGTGGGTGCACTTATCTTAATAAAAAGTTAGGTCTCCCAGATGATAATGCATTGGAAGAATTGGTAGAAGATATTGTCGAAACTCACTTAGGTTTACCTGAAGACTCACTAGATTTAACACCAAATCAAAAATAAGCTATTAGAAAAAAAGAGAAAATGTTAAAAATGGGAAAGAAAACGTAATAAGATTTCTTTCACGTTTTTAGGAGGTTGAGACCTGAGAAAGTGAAAGATGTATTAAAAAATTCCTGTTGTTTGGAATCTCTTTATTTGTTAGGGTTAAGTGAGAGAGACATTCGTGTCTCTCTTTTTTTTATATAAATTCAAATAAAAAAAACATTACATATAAATACTCAAAAGCGTTACATCTAGGTTATCTTAAACTTAGGTATAAGGTGGAACCGAGTGTAGGAATTACAATCAATTGTCAGACTAATTGCTTTCAATGGTGTCCAAGAAAATTGAATTGTTGCTCTTTTGAAGATGAGAGCAAAAGTAACGATAGCGATGAAGATGTTGTTAAAAATGTAGATGAGGTTGCAAAGGTTGTGTTAAATGAGCGACCTATTCAAGAAAGAATTGTGAGTAGAAGATGTGTTATTTTGTGAAGAAATTTATTTACTTAACATAAGTGTGATTATCAGACTCTTATTTGTTAGATTTTCCAAAGTACCATATTTCAGACGCACCCTCTTCAGATCTATAAAAAACACCAATATGTTCCATGGCGTTACGAATCGTTTCCAACCCTTCCCTTTCCAAATTTCTTAGATGATCTAAAGGCTCGTTAAAGGAATCAACACCAATAAAGAGTAGATGACGAATTTTATTGAACTCATCCTGTTCTTTTACAGTGAGATGTTTCTGTATTTTGTGAAACGCGGATTTTAACACTTTTTTGTTTATGTCCATCTATTCTTTCTCCCAAGGCTCATCACCAAACTGACAGACCTTTTCCTTATCTTTTTTCCATTGTCCCATGCGAAAGCGCGCGATGATACGCTCGCACGTTTCAACTGACCGTCCGTCAGTGATCCATACTGATCATAGGATTCAGAAACACTGTCGATTAATTCTATGGCCTCATAGTCTTCCATCAGGGATCAGTCTTTTTTCTTTCTTCAATTGAACACAACCGTCCATGAAAGTCTTTCATCTCTTTATTGATCTCGTCTTTCCATCCTCTGATCTCATTGGAAAATGCGCGCATATCAGCACGGCTCTCGGTCCTAACCCATAAAAACAAAGCAATATTACTGAATATGATTGTCAAAACATGAATCCATTCCATCATTTATCCTCCATCGATCTTTTGTTAAGGTAATCTTCAATATGACGACAACTTATTTTTGTCGATCAGGAATTAGTCTTTGTCCTTGATCAATGAAGAGTAAAGGAGCTTCTAATGCATCATTATAAGCTTTCGGTGATCTGTTTTTATTAGTTGAATCGTCTTTATTTATTTTTGAAGATGCACAACATGAAATTAAAAAACATATAACTATTAACCCAAATATTTTCATTTATTTATGCCCTTAAGCAGTTTTTGGTTTTGGAGTTCCTATAATAGTGCCATCTTCTTCTTTTGTGTACCAATAGTCATCATCTTCTGAAAAATCCTTACTGCTATCAAAAGCAGCATATTCGGTTCCATCTTCTGAGTCTTTATCCTTGTACTCATCCATATGGTCGATTAAAGGAGCGGCTCCAGCAGCATCTTTTGCCTCGTCGTAAGCTTGTCCTGGATCTCCAGGCTGTGTTGTACACTTTGCATGCATGGACATTGATTTCATACTATAACTTCCTGCACCTCCACTGCTACACGAAGTACATAAAACAACCATTAAGAGTGTTAGATATTTCATTGTTTACCTTTCGTTTTTTCTACGATCTTCGTTTAAAATTCGAGTAATTTCTTCACAATCATTCTTGCTACCTTTAAATATTATAATACAGGTTTGTGATTCTTCGAAACGATAATAATTGACAGGAAAATCCTCTTCAATAGCAGCTATTTTATTATATGATTTATCTAAATCACAAAGAGATTTCCAGTATTTTTCCTGAATCCCCATCTTTTATCCCTTTTAGCTCCATGATGCTCTCTTGGATATCATTGAGCTCATTACACATCTTGTCATAGCGACCAAACATTCCTCGACGAAGATTATTAACCTGTTCCTTCATCTTGACAACTTCAGCTCTCAACTCTTCAGTTTCGCTATCTCTAAAAAAATCCATCTGGATCGACACTAGTCTCATTCCTTGATAAAAAAAATATTAATAATGGAATTGCAAACCCAATTAAAACACCAATCAGCATGATAACCTCCATGTTTCAACGTTAGCTTTCCTGTATTTTTCAAGATTGATCCCTTCTAACTCAGGAACACTCTTGTAGTCTACAGAACCTTTGCGTATGACCTTTTGAACCTTCACGCCACCCCCATGGCAGTTCTGGTTACAACAAGAATCAATCAGCATTTGTCTGTACTGTTTTTCTTTTTCTTTGAGATCATTCAGCTCTTGGTTAGCATTTACCCATTGCTGTGCAAGAGTTATCCAGTTCTCATCTTCTTTTTGTATAAAGTCACGTTTCTCAAGCGTAGGTGGTTCAAAATTCTGAAGCTTGTTCCAAAAATCCCTCTCTTCTGAATAAAGCTTCTGTATAAACTCCTCGTCACGCTCAACTTCAATTAAATGAAATTCTCCGTCCTTATACGAAAAATAGTGTAACAGATTTAAACTTATTGTGGCAAGCTGATGTTGCAACTGCGCATAATATTTATCTGGAATACGACCAGCTTTAGCCTCATCATGGTCTTTTTTACCAGGGCATTTAATCTCTACAATAATGGAGCGGTCAAGTGAAATACCATCAAGAGAAGCCATCATCCATTTTCGTTCTGGATGGAACACGACCTCAGCCTCGGCCGCATTTCCGGTATAGTCGTTGTAAGCTTGTCTCGCTATCGGCTCGAGTTTATGTCCACGCATCATGGCTGCATTCATTTTTGGGGAAGGCCGGAGCCCCAGCTTTTCTTCCCATAATGCAAAGCTTGTTTTCCAAGGGCTTTGCCCCATTATGATCGGTGCATCACTTGCTCCAATGTGATTCTTGCGGAGATCCATCCATTCTTGAGTATTCTGCTGTATCATTTTAGCCCTCCATTTGTTGTTGTTCGCCATAAGCTTGCTCGGCTTGCGCACGATGTTGCTTGGCTCTGTTAATCGCATGGTCGTAGATCTCGACAGGCATTTCCTGTAAAGTCTCGATACCCCATTTCTTCTTCATGAAGGTTAAGATATTTTGTCGAAGAAGGAGGTTATCACCCATCCAATCTTCGAGCACCTGGTATTGTTCATCAGTGATAGACTTAGGATTTTGTGTCTCATCTTCTACACTTTGTGAGACACAAATCACTTTGTCTTCACTCTGGTATTCAACTGGTGCATTCAAAGGTGGAGCATCAGATATTTCACCCTGCACATAGCATCCTTTGATGACATCAGGAAACAATTGACGAGCTAAACGCGATAAAGCTCTCGCAAATAGCATATCTTTTGGGTACTTCAACCACTGATTGCGGTAGATCCCAGCTTTCTTGGCATCTTCAATACTGAAGGACTCAACCCAAGTATCACCATTATCAGCACGCTTGCCGTGTAAAATGCACACGACTTCATTGCTTTTCTTGTCTTTAGTAATGCTATGCTTATTCTGACGGATCAGCTGATTCATCATAGCGGCTGTCATCTCGACCTTACCTTGGACAAAGTACATACCACCATTGAGCGCATCTAAGGGTGAAACCCCGATGGATTTAGCTTTCTCAACAATCGCATAGATTCCAGGCGCACCCATCTTTTGGTAGTGAGGGGATTTCATAAGTGCCTGGCACATTTTATTAGTGTTTTGGATATCTTCGAGCATTTGCTCTGTTTCTTTAACTACAATTTCTTTAGACATAGTTTCTCTCCGTGTATTTCATGTGATCGATGTGTGCACGCTGATAACCCAGGTACCAATCCATCAATCGGTTCTTGTTCTTCTTCTCCAAAATTGGTTCAGATTCTGGAAGCTTAATATTAAATTGATTGACAAACTGAGCTGACAGCTTATCTAAGTAATTCTCTAGATCATCGACATTACCAGTCACATAGATAGCTTCGATGATTCCCTTTAGGAAATCTTCGCAGTCATCAAAGTCAGGCAGGTCGTCTTTGTGGAAATACCCGTCATCCTCATGGGTTGGGGTATAATCGTCGTATGGACTGGATATTCTCCAGCTATCATAATCTACAGCCATGGTGGTTCTCCTCGCGTATAGGTTCGTTATTTGGCATCTATGCCAGTGGTTCATTCAGCAACACCGTTCCTTGTGTTAACTAAACAATAATATAGCAAACACAACAATTAAGTATCAACAAAAAAATGTGTGATGCAAAAAAAAATTATCTCAGGTAAAGTATTTATATTAAACCTAAAACGGAAAACGGAGAAGACAAATGGAACTAAATGAATATCTTTGGAGAGGGAAAATTGACTTAGATGAATATCTTTGGAGAAATCGGAAAGGAAAAATGGACCTAGATGAATATCTTTGGAGAAATCGAGTCACCATACGTGATTTAGCCATAAAAATAGGATGTACGGAAAACACGCTACTAAAGATTAAGCACCGAAGAGGAAGTGCAGGGTTGCTAATCGCCATAAAAATCGTAAAATGTAGTGATGGTCAAATCGCTCTTGAACAGCTTCTTAGCAAGAAAGATGTGGAAAAGTACGAGAAATGGTTGTAATGTTAATGTTGAATGATTATATAAATAATGATTTGATAAAGAAGCTACATATTTCGAAAAAAAAGGTAGTCTGAGGAACCACTCCCAGACTACCACCTACACGCGAGAGTACTATGTATACGAGACATAGCATCTTTATGAACGACAGAGAAAGGGTGGCTAGTTAATGACAACCCTATTCTCTAAAAAAAGTCCCATAAGGGACACTACAAACAACAAACAGACTCGGAAGAGCCATGCTGATGAAAGCAAACACCTCTAACACCTCAACTCAGAGAGAAAAGATGCTAGAAGAAACACCACAAACAATCCAACTTGCGAGGTAAGATATGCTTGAAGCAACCGCAGTCAACAGTCAACTTTGGAGAGTAAACATGTCGAAAGCAGAACAACAGTATAACAGATCTATATTTTTTGGCCATATCAATCTGATAACTTTCACTCAGATCGAAGGAGGTGTCAGATGACAGCACGCGACTTCAAAGGAATATGGATCCCTAAAGAAATCTGGCTCGTTCCCGGCCTATCCAAAATGGCAATCATTCTATGGGCAGAAATACATTCATTATACAGTCCAAGACACGGCGGATGTTACGCAAGTAATGACTATTTATGTGAGTTCCTAGGGGTTAAGGAACGTCAGCTGCAAAAATATCTTCGTGAATTGAAGGATGCGGGTCTACTTAAGCAAAAAGCGTTCAATGGAAGATCTCGTATGTTGCTTGCCCAGGTGCCGGCATATGAACAAACCAAATTTGAAGATGAATACATCGAAAGTGAGTGCGGGGCAGACCCGCATTATAGTGCGGGTCAGGGGTGCACTAAAGTGCGGGGCAGACCCGTCGAATCGTGCGCCCCCACATTATATAAGAAAAAAGAAGATAACAAAGGTATAGAGTCGCAACTCGCTAATGCGAGTCGACGACGCGCTACCTTTCTTTTTGAAAAAGTCAAATCGATCAATCCAAAAGCAAGGAAACCAAATCTCGACAACTGGGCAAAAGACATAGAAAAGATCATGCGCATAGATGGCAGGTCAGAGGAGGAAGTGACACATGTCATTGAATGGGTCTTCAACGATGACTTCTGGTGCAAGAACATCCTAAGTGGTCGCAAGCTTAGAGAAAAGTTCGATCAACTCTACATCAACATGGTCAAACACAAGGAATCTCCTAAGAAGAAAGAAGAAAGCGACGCGAAGCGAAAAGCGGACATGTGTCGAAAAAATAAAAAGTGGGCAAAGGAATTTCTTCATGGTAAAATATTTGTGGAAAGAGATAACTGGCTAAGTCTCAAAGATAACGGAGTGGAAGTTATGTTCCATGGGAGATGGCAAATCATAGGATTCTTGGAGAATGGATTCCAAGAGCAGATAAAAAATTGGTATCAAAAGGTGGCTGAATAGATGAATAAAATTAACGTAATTCTCGAAGAGATCAAGATGAAGATGGACGAAATGGAGTTCGGGGAAGTAATCCTTGAAGCAAGAGAAAGCATAGGGATGCGCCAATACCGAGCAGCTGAAATGATGGGAATGACCATTGGAAGACTTAAGCGCCTAGAGACAGGATTCTTCAAGGCAATGCCATCGGCTACAGAAGTGAGAGAAATATGCGAGTTATTCGGACTACCGAATGACAAAATGATCGAAAAGGCTGAGCTTCACTGCGCAAGGCTTAACAAACAAACCAAAGCGGATAGGTACTTCAATGGCTGAAATCGTATGCCCTAGGTGTGGGGAAATCAAAGACTCCTCATTTGACTTTTATTGGACGCAAGGAAATCGCCAGCGTTGGTGCAAAGAATGCATGAAGCATTACACAAAGACATGGCATAGAGAGCGTAAGTTACAAAATGAAAATAATAAGGCAGCCCGTTTAGACCGGCTAGAGTCTGCGTCAGGGCTACTGGAAAAAAATCGATGATTAATATCACAATACAAGGAAAACCAATTGCAAAGGAACGGCCACGCTTCACAAAAGAAGGTCGGACATATGATCGCCAAGGACAGGAAAAGAAGCTAACTCGTTATCTGATCATGAAGGAAATGGCCGATAGAGGCGTTTTAAGGCGCCTACAAGACGAGATCAGCGTTGAGATGACATTCTATACCCCTATACCTAATTCATGGTCACAGAAGCGAAAAAACGCGGTTTTAGGAAAACCAGATGGAAGACGCCCTGATATTGACAACTACGCAAAGTTTTACTGCGATGTTATGAATGAGTTAGTTTATCAAGATGATAACATGATAACCCAACTGTGGTGTGAGAAAAGATATTCTGATAAACCTAAAGTAGATATTTTTATTAACGAGATTAAGAATGGCGAAATGATTAAAGAGCATGTCACGACATTCAAAGATCAAATCACTATAGAGGACCTCGAATTCGTGGTGAAAAAAGCCAATAAAATTGGACTCAAAAGACGCGGAGTATACCGAGTATTTATGGAAGAAGATGGGGATGGCAAGCACATTTATTTTGAGTGCCAAGGCATAAAGGTCAACCAAGATAATAAGGGGTGTTTATGAAGATGCAGATCAATATCGAGGGGTGTCCTTACGAAGATAAAAATGAGCTTAATATTATTTTTCATGCAAGCGATATGTATTTAGCAATATTCGACGCGATTCAGGCTATACGCTGTCGACTTAAGTACGACCAAGTTACAGGAGGAGAGCAGGAGGAAATATTCTTGGAAAATCTGAGAGAAATCCTATGTGTAGATGGGATTGAACTGTAATGGAGTGGATGAATTGCAACACCTGTAAAACGACAGTAGTCGCCAATGAGACTGGTGTATGTCACTCCTGTCAAGCGGGGTTTTGTCCACCAGGAGAAGATTCGTATAAATATCACAAAATCAAGGAGAAGATCGATGCCATTGAAGAAAGGCTCCAGCAAAAAGACTATCAGTCAAAATATCAAGACAGAGATAAAATCGGGCAAACCTCAGCGCCAAGCCGTTGCAATCGCCCTACAAACTGCTCGTGATAGCAAGAAAAAAAGGAAGAAAAAGTGAAAGATCAGTGTTTACTTATCTGCGCCTTTCGCTATTGCTTAGGTCGATGCAGCTATGTCGTATCAGATATGGCAGACCATTTACTCAATGTGTGGGATACGATTGTCCCCTTCTACCAGGATCTTATCAAAAGAGAAATCAAGAATGCAATCGAACGCAACATGGCTGGTACGGATATGGACGTACAAACATGGCAAAACCTACTAGATTGTGTCGAATCAGAAGAAAAAGAAAGGGAATTTATCAAAAAACTCTACAGGAGAACAGATGATTGAATGCATAAAATTTAAATCACATAAGAAAGGGTATCTCCAGGGTTTTGCCGACTTCTATATTGAAAAGTGGGGAGTTGAGCTGAATGGATGCTCGCTTTACATGAAAGATGGCAGACGATGGCTTAATATGCCAGCTAAGGAGTACACGAACCCTGAAGGTGAGCAAAAGTACGCTCCAATCGTACGGTTCAGAGAGAAGAAACACTTTGAAGTTTTCATTGAGCAAGCCAAAAAGGCAATTGATAAGTGGTGTGAGGAAAACCAGAACCATTCGGAAATTCCGGAGAGTTCGTTTGATGATGATGTATATGACGCTGTGTATGATGAGCTTCATGTTTGGATGGAAGGAGTTTGTAAAGACCAGGATTGCGAATACTGTTTCGGGAGAAAATAGATGCCAGACATAACGATGTGTAAAGGGGAGGGATGTCCATTGAAAGAGGCGTGTTATCGATACACATTAAAACCAGATGAGTACTTGCAGTCGTGGTTCATGAAGTCTCCCTATGATTCAGAAGAGAAGCACTGTTCAATGCAGATGCCACCAAAAAAAGCACTGAAACGAAATTCGTCTATTCGGTAAATGAGGGAGGAATTAGATGATAAGTCGTAGTGTTATATTGATTTGCGTATGCATTGTTTTGGTCGAATTGTTTGTGATTTATACTGACTATACAAGTTCTCTCGGATCGATAAATCAACACTATCGTCTTCAGGCGCTTGAAAAAGACATGGAAATGATCAAGGAGAAGTTAGATGGCAGATAGACAGAAAAGCCACTTTGGCACAGACGGTTATAAAGAGCTTTATCTAAAGCAAAATGCTATGAAAGCTCGCAAGTTACCAAGAAACTCTGAGCTTATGAAGCTAAAATCAGAAGAAATGAAAAAGAAAAAGCTTAGTTCTAGGGCAGCAAAATATCTGCATCCAAAGGGAACAGGCAAAAGAAATATAGGAGAGTTCCGATGAAATACAAAGTAGAGTTTACTTACCAAGACGATAAGACCGTGTCGTTTGAAATCGAAGGTCATCAATACCAACAATTAATAGAGAGTTTGAATAACACAAGTGTGAACTTCAGATTTGGTTTTTGGATTAACCTCGATCACGTGCGGTACATTCGCATTAACCAAATCGAGGAGAAACCAAATGAGTGTAAAACAGAAGATCAGCGAAGCGCTGACGATGTACAGGACGGAAATGAAAATCCTGAAGGAGAAGAGGACTCTCTTAGCTGAAAAAGAACAGGCGACGTTTGATCGCTTTTTAGACCGATGTAGGGATGCTTACGAAGATTCCTTCGTCGGAAGGTTTAACAACCCATTTATGGATTTAGCATGGCAAGAGCAAAAAAACGAAAGTCCACAACAAATAGTGGAGAATCCAGACGAATCGACTCCAAGTTACGAGCTAAAGGAGATCGATCCCCTGGAGCTAAACAAGTACAGCGCGGATTAAAAGGGTCAGTGCGAGAAGACCACCGCCAGAAAAGGAGATAAGGAGAAACCTACATGCAAGATGCTAAGAACCACGAAGGCGATGACGAATCAACTCTAGAATGTCCAAACTACGTTTTTATCAAGAAAGGAGTTGATGGAAATTGGCAGTTGGAGATTCCTCAAGAATATGCATCCGAATTCAAGCCTGTAAAGAAAGCTACCTATGATCGTTGGTTGCAGGAAAAGCTAGATAATCCAACACCAGAAGATGTGGAGGACATGAAAGGTTATGAAATGGAAGCATGAAAAACGTAAAATAAAGGATCTCTATGAACTTGCAAAGAACGCAAGAAAGCTTACTAAAGAGCAAGCTGCACACCTTTACACCAGCATCGATAAATTCGGACAGTGTGAGCCAATCGTCATCAATACCGACGATGTCATCATTGGGGGACACCAACGTCTTCGTACAATGCGAAAGATGGGATACAAAGAGGTGGATGTATATGTACCCGATACCCCACTCAATTCGAAGGAGGTCGAAGAGCTCAATATCAGGCTTAACAAAAACTCTGGTGATTGGGATTGGGATATCCTTGGGAATGCTTGGGATCCTGAAGATCTTTTAGAATGGGGGTTTACCATGGAAGACCTTCACTTGGAGGAATTACCCCCAAGTGAAGGAGGGGAAGGTGAAGATTCTCCCCCTAAAAAGTGTTCGATGACGATTCACTTTATAGATGTTGGACACCTTCAGGAAGCAGAAAATAATATAGCCCCTATTGTTGAGTCCTATGTGGGAGCTACCTATAAAGTGAAGGTTAAATAGTGGTACGCCACTTTTTTAAAAATAATTGTACACATTTGGATTATAGTTGAATCCAATAAAGTAAAAGTTAAACAGGAGAGATTATGACTAAAAAAAGAGGGAAGCCTGGTATTGATCCAATTGAAGTAGATTGGGCGCAGGTAAAAAAACTAGCAGCGATTCATTGTACTAGAAATGAAATCGCATCGTTTTTAGATATTTCTCACGATACATTAGAAAGATCGTCAAAACGAGATTATGATCGTACAATAGGTTCTCTATTAGAAGAATGGCGAGATGGAGGTAAGTGCTCTTTACGTAGAAAGCAATGGGTACTCGCTGAAAAAAATGCAGCCATGGCAATATTTTTAGGTAAGCAACTGTTAGGACAAAGAGATGATATACGATTGAATCACTCAGGGGCAGTTGTTCAAGAGATAGTTCACTTTGGCGATGAAGAACCAAAGAAATGGGAAGATGAAATTAAAGAATGAGTAAAAAAAATAAGGAGCAATTCTGGAAATATAATGAAAAATATGTCGGATCAAGAATCCGAATACCACAGTTTATTCCCAGACCCTATCAATTGCCTTTTCTACGTGCTATGGATAATGGTACCAAGCGCGCTGTGTTGGTGTGGCATCGTCGTGCTGGTAAGGAGATTGCTTGCTTTAATTTCATGATCAAACAGGCTTGGTGGCATCGCGTTGGTACGTACGTATATTTTTTTCCTACATCTACACTAGGAAGACGGATATTATGGGATGGTGCCAATAAAGATGGAAAGAGATTTTTGGATTATATTCCAAAAGAAATTATAGATGGAAATATTAACAGTAATGAAATGAAGGTGAAATTAACAAATGGCAGTATTATACAGGTCATCGGTTCTGATCAAATCATTAATGTTGGGATTAACCCAGTTGGATGTGTCTTCTCCGAGTATTCTCTCCAGGATCCTAAATGCTGGAACTTCATCCGTCCGATCCTTCGCGAAAATGGTGGTTGGTCTGTTTTTAACTTCACACCTCGCGGAAAGAATCACGCCTACGACATGTTTCTTATGGCAAAGAACAATCCGGAATGGTTCTGCTCTAGGTTATCTATTAACGATACCGGTGTCCTTACAGATGGTGACATGGAACTTGAAAGACAAGAAGGAATGTCAGAGCATCTTATACAACAAGAATACTACTGTAACTTTGATCAAGGTGCCGAAGGTTCTTACTATGCAAAATATCTTACAAAGGCAGATTTAGATGGAAGACTTACGACTGTGCCTTATGACCCAAATTGTAGTGTTGATACTTATTGGGATCTTGGCGTATCAGACGAAACAGTTATACTGCTCTGTCAGAGCACAGGTAATCAAATCCACATCATTAATATGTATCGAAATCAAGGGGAAGGACTTGGTCATTACGCCAGATGGTTGCAAAATGAAGCTGAAAAACACGGATATGTGTACGGAGAGCATTACGCTCCCCATGATATTCAGGTTAGAGAGCTTGGATCTGGAGCACAAACAAGGATGCAAATAGCAAAAGATTTAGGGATAAAGTTTAAAATAGTTCCAAATATTCCTGTTCAAGAAGGAATTGAGTTGGCAAGAGGGATTTTCCCAAGACTTTGGATAGATCCTGATAAGTGTAGTTATTTGATCAAATCTCTAGAAAATTATCACAAAAATTATAATGAAAGACTCAATGTTTATAGCGATAAACCTGTCCACGATTGGTCTTCACACTGCGCTGATGCCTTTAGATATTTGTCTGTAATACAGAACAAACGACGTAAGGGTAGTATGTCCGAAGATGATGCGACAGCAATGGAGAGGGCTTATGCATTTAGACATGTGTAAAATTAAATGATTTTGTATAATAAAAAAAAATAAGTTATTGTAACTTATGTATGGATATACATGGTTATATCCGGCACTTGACCACATACAGTGCTAAAAGAACTACACGCGAGGCGGAATGATCATCCTTAGCTATCCCGCTAGATAGCCCTCGCACCTTTTCCATAGCGGTGGAAAGTAAAAACGCTATGGAACTGGGTGCGATGGCTACGACATTACAGACATTTACACGAGGCAGCCTTCCCGGATGTTACGTAAAACGTTTCATCCGTTCTCTGTTTGCCACATTTTATGCAGGCAAACTTAGACTTTTTGCTATAAGCAATATTCTCTATAAGCCTCCAATCACCGTAAATATTTCCCGCTTTATGAGAACGGCGAGTATTTTGTTGCTGTTCGCTTTTGGTTGCCCACCTACAATTCTCTTTACAGTAGTTTCCTTCGTTATCGACTCGTTCAAGAGAAAGAGTTTCAGGCTTGTTTCCCATATCTATCCAAAAGTTAATGAAATCATTTTTCCATCGTTCGCAAATAGAGATTCCACGTCCACCATAGTTTGGAAAGGAATCATCCGAAGGGTTTGTACAACGCTGTTTCATGGATTCCCAAACAGCATAAGTGGCAGTGTTATATTGGCCATGTCGACGATTAAACGTTTTGTTGTGACAGTTCTTACATTTAGTCGATCGCCCCTCTCGAAGATGAGATCCTTTAACAACTTTCAAACAATTACACTTACTACAAACGCAAATCCATTGGGCTTGTCCTTGTTTGGTGTTCGGTCCTCGATGAATAACCTTCCAATATCCGAATATTTTACCAGTCATATCTTTAAGTGGTTTCATTGTGATCCTATTTTTTTTGGAACGAATAAGCGTATAAGTTTAGGAGGAATATGTCAAGCGATCTAGACATCATAAGGGAGTTTGACACATATTACAATGAGGCGTATTATGCGTGGGATCCGTTCTTCCCTGAAGCTGAAAGAGACCTTAAGTTTTTTTTGGGAGATCAGTGGGATGAGCGTGAGAAACGACAACTTTTCCAAGAAGGTCGATCGACTTTTGTATTCAATCGCGTCCGAAGAAATATCAATATGGTTACAGGTTATCAGAGAAAGCATCGTCTTTCTTCTGTTGTTGCTCCTATTGAAGACTCAGACCAGAAAACAGCTGATCAACTCTCTCAGCTTCTCCTTTACTCTATGCAGTACGCAGACGGCTACCAGTGTATTTCAGATTGTTTTGGGGGAGCTCTTAAAACTGGATGGAATCTCATGTCCATCTGGATGGATTATCGCGATGACCCTATTAATGGCGATATCAAATTATCAAGGGAGCCTTATAACGGGTTCATTCTCGACCCTTATCTAACAAAGACAGACCTTTCTGACTGTGGATATATTCTCAGAAGAAAATACCTTAATGTAGATCACGTTGCATCTCTTCTACCAGGCCAGGAAAAGGAAGTTTATGCCCTTTATCGTATGGGATGGGAGAGGGATGACAAATTTACTTGGCTTCCATACCAAAGACAGCCTAATGGTCAAGAGCTAATGGCCTACAATGAGATGTTCATGCAGAAATGGAAGAACGTCCCAATGCTTGTCGATATGGAAACTGGAGAGACGACAGAGTTTGAGATGGATGAGTCTATTCTCAAGCAGTTCATGGAACAATATCCTCAACTAAAAGTTGTTCAAAAGCCAAAAAGATATATTGAGATGCATGTCATCGTAAATGACCACGTCATGCGCTCTGAAATTAACCCATATGAGCTAGATGAGTATCCTTTCGTACCCTTTACTGCCATTTTTGAGCCTGAAAGTGATCAATGGGGCCTAAAAGTACAGTCTCTCACGCGTTGTATGGTCGATCCACAGCGTGAAGCCAATAGAAGGCGCTCTCAGATGATCGATGTGCTTGATTCACAGATTAATTCTGGTTGGATAGCTAACGAAAATAGCGTAATTAACCCTCGTAGTCTCTTCCAATCTTCACAAGGGAAAGTCATTTGGCGTAGAGAAGATGCTCCCCCTGGGGCACTGGAAAAAATACCACCCGCCCAAATTCCACCGTCTATGTTCCAGCTTCAGGAGCTATTTGATAGAGATATGATGGAAATTGCAGGAATTAATGATGCTGCGTTTGGTCAAACAGAAAATGCTGGCGAGTCAGGGGTAATGATGATGCTTCGTCAAGGAGCTGCTGTTGTTAACCTTCAAGAACTATTTGATAACTTACGCAATAGTCAGAAGGCTGTGAGCAAAAAAGTGCTCAAAATGATTCAAACATGGCGTCCTGAGAAGGTTAAGAGAATCCTCAATGAAGAGCCAACAGAAGAGTTTTATAATAGAGAGTTTACGAAATACGATGTAACTGTTCAAGAGGGTATCTTGACAGATACTCAACGTCAGATGTATTTCCGTCAGCTTGTCGATCTTCGTCAGCTTGGAGCTCCTGTTTCAGGTGAAATGTTGGCAAAATCAGCTCCAATTCAAGGAAAATCCGATTATATCGAAGAACTTGCCGCGTTAGAAAAACAGCAGTCTGAACAAGCACAGCAACAACAGCAAATTCAAGAGCAAATACTACAAACACAGAGTCAAGCATCACAGGCAAAAGCTATTTCCGATATTGCACTCAGTAAAGAGAGATTTACTAGATCAGTGGCAAATCTTGGTTTGGAAGATGAACGCGCATCAGAGGCAATTCATAACCGTGCACAAGCAACACTTGATAGAACACGGGCGATGAAAGAGCTGGAAAGCATGGATGACGATCGCCTGGTCAAATTTTTAAGCATCGTCCGAATGATGGAAGAAATGAACCGCATAAAAGAAGAGCGAGTGAAACAAGAAGATGTGCAAATTTCTGCAATGGCTAACCAGCCTGAGCAGAATGTCCCTGAAGTGGGGAGTCTGCTTCAGGAATTACCTCAACAACAACCAATGGAGGTCACAGATGCCTAAATATATGCAAGGTATGAAAGACCGCATGGATGAAAAACTTGGCATGAAAGATGGCCCTGCTCGTATGAAGAAGCAAGGTTATAAAGATCGTCGAGATGAATCCTACGGAATGAAAGGCATGGGAATGGGTGTCATGGGGCATGAAAAAATGCCAAAAGGCATCAATGCTTTTGCTGCTCAAAAAAAAGATATGAAAAAGGTAGATATGAAGCCAATGGACTACAGAGGCTCTCCTGATAAAGCCTTCGATTATAAGTACTAGGAGACTAGAGGATGAAACAAGAGACTGGAGAAACCCGCAACGCGATCATTGAAGACGATGAAAAGGTTATACAGCAGATTCTAGACGCCAATAAGGAATTGAGAAATCTCTATTGGATCGTGCTGTTTGCCAAACCGGCCAAGGTCAACGTTGATGGGAAACCCACCTTGATGAAGCACATTAAACCTTACTTTAAAAAGCCTGCCGTTCAAGTAGGAATGATTATAGGTGAGGTTAACAATCAGAAAGGAACTATCTCGTGGGATGTAAATATGCCACAGAAGCCTTTTGATTTTGATGCTTTAAAAGCTTTTGGAGCTGAAGAAGCTGATGAGGCCGTCGTAGAAACGACCTCTATACCAGGAGCATACGTAACAAAATAGTGCCGCCGACTAACGGGCGCAAATTAAGGAATAACACGCAATGAGCGAAGAACCAAACTTTTCGGGCGAACAGAATTCGGAGGCCGCCGCTCCGGTAGTAAATGAAGCAAATGAACCCATGCAGCAGGAGCAGCAAATGGACCGTCAGGTACCACTTGATGCTTTACAAGCTGAAAGGGCAGAGCGACAAAAACTACAAGACGATTTGAAGATGATGAAAGATCATTTGACACTCATGCAAGCTAATCAAACTCAACCTAGACAAGAAATGTCAAAAGATGATTTTGATGGATTAGATGAAAATGATGTTCTTACTGTTAAGGATCTAAAAAGAGCCTTGGTAGACAAAGAAAAGAAATTTCAGACGACAATCCAAGAACTTCGCATGACTCAAAAGTATCCTGATTATCAACAGGTCGTCACTCAGTATTTACCAGAAGTTATTAAACAAAATCCGAGTTTAGCTGGAACACTTCAGAATTCGCAAGATTATGAGCTTGCGTATTACTTAGCTAAGAATAGTGAGGGCTTTAAAGCTGATCACAAGAAGACGAAAAAGAATGCCGATGCAGAACGCATAGTTCAAAACGCCAATAGGGCGGGATCACTTTCAAGTGTTGGGCAAACGTCTCCAATAAGTGAAGCTAAGCGATATAAAGACATGAGCGATGACGATTTCAAGAAGACTGTTCAAAAAAACTTGGGTTATTACTAGGAGATAAAATATGGCTAACGTAACTACCGTTGCTGTGCTGCCTCCAGCTGTTCGTGAATACTATGATCGTCTTTTGTTAATGACTGCATACCCGCAGCTTATTCATACAAAATTTGCTCAGAAACGTATTCTTCCCGAAAAAATGGGAGACACTATTGTTTTCCGTAGATATGCACGGTTAGCAACTGTGCCAATCCCGCTCACAGATAGTATTACTCCTCCAGGAGCACCATTATCTGTTACTGATATCAAAGCTCGTGTTGATTTTTACGGAAATTTCATAACGATCACGAATCAGGTAGAACTTACCGTAGAGGATCGTGTCTTAAATGAATCAAGTCGTCTGCTCGCGCAAAACTTGGCTCAAACTATGGACGAGGTCACAAGAGATGTTCTTGCATCTACAAGCTCTGTTTTGCAGTGCTCTAACGGTGTAAATGGATCGACTCCAACAGAACTCACTAAAGCAGATATCGACAGTGCTGTTCAAACTCTTTTGAACAACGACGCTGAGATGGTCTCTGAAGTGGTTGTTGGACGTGATGCATTTGGAACAGCTCCTGTACGACCTGCTTTCTGGGCGTATATTGATACTGGATTGCTCGATGATCTAGAAGCTGTTTCAAACTTCATTCACTCAGCTAACTATCCAAATCAGCAATCTGTTTTGGAAGCTGAATGGGGAGCTACAGGAAACGTAAGATGGCTTTACACTTCCGTTGGAAGCGTGACAGCTGCAAGCCCTGCAGTGTACAACAACTTCATTATCGGAAAAGAGGCATACGCTGTCGTACACCTCGGATCTGAGACTGGAGAGTTTTACGTTGAACCTCTTGGTTCTGCTGGTTCTGCCGATCCTCTGCATCAAAGAGGAAGTGTGGGATGGCAACACCCCTTCGTTGCGAGGATTTTAAATGACGCATTTATGTTGAATCTTGAAGCAACACATTCGTAGGAGGTGAATCATGGCACAAATTTTAAGAAAAAGTTGGACTAACCCAAGCACAGCAGTAGCAAGAAACGAGTCTGTTGGATTCGAGGTGGCAAAGGTTGAGATCTGGGATCTTACCACGCCAAATCGTTTTGAATGGACAGCTGATATGGCTGACGATTCCTATTTTACTCTAGGAACGCTTGCTTATACCACATCAAATGGGGTGACACCACTATCACAAAACACCAGAGTTGGTGCTGCGATTAGCGGTTTCACTAATGCATCACCAGGAGTTATCACTGTTGATGATACAGCAACATTTGGTTTTGCTGCAGGTGACACTATTAAAGTGTCTGGTCTTGCAGATGATGGAGCTGCTGCTAACAGTTTAAACGGTACTTTCACCGTTGCGTCTGTTACAGCTACAACTATTACATTAAACGAAGCGACCAACTCAGGTTTTAGTGCATACGTTTCTGGAGGATTCGCAGTACGCGTTTCTGACACTAATGGAGTATCTATTCCAATTGAGAACCAAGCTATTCGAGGGGTTACCCTTGGTACTGGCTGTGTAGGAGCGAACAGCGCTTCTATGGTTGCTATTTTCTACGGCGAAGAGCCTGTAGTATAACAATAGTGGAGAGAGACTTGTTCTCTCTCCTTTTTTAAGGAGTATGGAATATGGAAAAAGCAACCATTGATAAAGTGCATGAAAGAAAGCTTCAAAAGCTTCCTATCATCGATCCGGTTAATCCAAATAGAAAATTTTCTGAAAAAGAAGAAAAGCATCTACGTGAGGTCGTAAATTATGAATTTATGAATCTTGAAGAGCCTGGACTTGGACAGAAATTTTCTTATGGGAATGCAAGCAACAAACATACTTTTGAGTTCGAACATGGTGGAAAATATCTTGTTCCTAGATTCATTGCTAGACACGTAGAATCAAGGAGTACTCCTATATGGGGATGGCAGCCTGATGGAACTGGAAGTATGCAAAAGACATTAAAGGGAAGAAATTCTCGCTTCCAGATGCGAGAAGTATTTGAATAAGAGGTAAGGATGGCTCAGTGGGATTTATCAGAGATCAGGCAAAAAGTCAGGCAAGTAACTGGAAGGTTTTCTCCTCAAGAAATCACTAATGAGCAGTTGGATGAGTATATTAATAAATATTTTCAATATACATTTCCTGCAGAGTTAAAGCTTGAAAGGTTTCATACTTACTATGAGTTTTTGACTGTAGCCAATCAACAGTCATATACTTTACCAACAGGGTATGTAAATTTTGAGCCTCCAGCTACAGTCGATCGACTTTCTGTACTTTGGTACCAGGAGCCATCATCCTTTTACGATAATAATCCTGAAAACATCGGAAGACAAAATATTGGAACAGGAGATGGGACTACTATAGCTTTTAATGGAACAGCTGGTAATTTCCCTCTTCTTCCTGGACAAACAGTTGTTACGGATGGAAATGAAGTTTTTCAGGATACAAGCACAGCTTATACGACAGCAAACGTTGCTCTAACTGGTTCTCTTGGTGGGTCTGGTACGTTAAATATGTCTACAGGTGTTGTTAACGTGACATTCAATACAGCTCCTATATCGGGAGCTTCTGTTGAGTATTCTTATATACAATTTCAAGCAGGAAGACCAGAGGCAGTATTGTTATATAATAATCAGTTCACCTTTTTTCCTGTTCCAGATACTTCATATCGATTTAGAACCAAAGCTTATGCAAACACTTTAGTGACGACAGCTTTAGGAGCTAATGCTGTTCAGTTTGTAAATGCAACAGATAGGCCTCTTTTAGATCAATGGGGCCCTTGCATTGCTTATGGAACATCAAGAGATATTCATGCTGATAAGGGTGAAATGGATGCTTATGGAGAAGTAACAGCGCTTTATAAGGAACAATTAGCATATGTATTAAAGAGAACTAACCAGAATTTGCTCAACACAAGAGCACAACCGTTTTTTTGAGGAGTAATAATGGCATTTGATAAGACCTTACCGACAAACGCAACGAAGATAAGAAATTATCCAACGGTTTTAACAGATAATTTCTCAGCGATTGAAGAAGGTGATATCACCCTTAAATATTGGCAAGTTAATTTTATTGAGAGGAACTCTGTTCCTGGTGCACCCCCACCAACTAATGACCCAACACGTGCAGATAACACAATGATTTTGTTTTCTAAGCAAGATGGTGCAGGTGAAACAGAGCTTTGGATATTAGATGACAGATCTCCAGCAAATAACTATCAAATTACAGAAGCAGGTAAGTTAGGATCACAGAACACTCAATTTGTTACGCAGGACATCTCGTTTGGTACAGAGACATCTACATATTCTTCTACAAATATGATTGCTTATTGGGCAATTATATCTTCAGGAGGAGCTGTTGTTGCCTCTAGTGGAGGAATCACTGCGGTAAGGAATTCAACAGGAAGATATACAGTTACATTTACTACTCCTCAAAGCACCGTAAATTATGGGGTGAATGTTACATGTGAAAATACAAGTACTGGAGATAATCCTCATATTTGCAATTATTTTTCTAAGAATATCAATAATTTTCAGGTACTTATAAAGAATCAGAATGGAACAAGTGTAGATAGGGCATTTACAATAACAATTTATGGTGGAAGATCTTAGTGGGATATCAACCGTTTTTAATTGCTCCATTTGGAACTGGACTTGATACAGATCAAGAACCATGGCTTCTTCCTGTGGATGCTTTTCAAAATATTGAAAACGGGCATATTCATCATGGATATATTGAAAAAAGGCAAGGGTATCGATTTTTAGGAGATATGGTACATGGAAGACCTATTAGTGCAGCAACAAATGCAAATCCTGCGGTATTTACTATTGCTAGTACTGCTGATCTTACTACTGGTGATAATGTCTCGTTGCACTACCTTGCCGGTGGAAGCTGGGCTAACTTAAATAGTTTAAAATATACAATAACTGTTGTAAGTCCAACAACATTCACATTAACAGACTCTGGAGGGACTCCGGTAGATGGGACTACTCTTGGAGCATATACAGCAAACTCTGGTCGATTAGGTACGTTTGAAGGTCTACGTATCATGGGTATCTTCCGTTACATCGGATCAGATAATACTAGAGAACTTTTAATATCAGACACTCAAAGAGTAGCAATATACAATGCGACATCTCAAATATTTGAGCCTTTGGATCTTTTTGACAGCACATCTACTCTTAGAACAGATTCGGATGCATTGGCATCAACTGATCTTGATTATATATGGGCCTCTAATTGGCAACATGCCGGTTCAGTTAATAGAGTATACATCAGTAATGGTAAATCTTTTACGGGAGCTACCCCAGGTACGGATGGTATCTTATATTATGATACTTCGTCTCATCAAGTTAATCAATTTCAACCCACTTTAAATTCTACTGATACCCTTTATGGTTGTAAACTTCTGTTTAGTCTTAGACAAAGATTAGTTTGTCTACATACTTTTGAATTTAATGGTGCAAGTACTGAAACTTTTCCACAAAGAGCTAGGTGGTGCGCTGCTCAAGATCCAGGTAATTGGGATGATGTAACTCCTGGGGGAGGAGGTTTTGTTGATGCCCCAACTGGTGAGCAGATTATTTCTGCACGTGCTTTACAAGATATTATTATTGTTAATTTTACTGATTCAGTCTGGACTCTTCGTCCTGTTTCAGATCCATCCCTTCCTTTTCGTTGGGATAAAATTAATGATTTTAGAGCTTGTGATGGAAAAATGGCAACTGTTGGCTATGATAGGTATATTGTGGCTCTTGGTCAGCGTGGGATTACAGCTACTGATGGGGTTGAAACTCGTCGCGTAGATGAGAGGATCGAAGATTTCACTGATGATTTAATTAATGATAGTCAGTTTGGAAAGGTATTTGGATTAAGAAGTTATCAAAGTCGTCGTACATGGATTCTTTATCCTGAGGCTGAAAGCGCAGAAGCAAACGCAGCTTTGATTTATGATGATGAATCTGGAGCTTACTCTAAATATGAGTTTACTCGTGAAGTGAACGATTCTGTAGTAGATATGAATGTTCTTGGATATGGTGGCGTTTCTATTGATTATGCTGCTCAAGACTTCATTGAAGCTAATAACCTAGATGTTTCTGCTTCTGAGTTAAACGATGAAACAGCTCTTTCTTTCTTTTGGTCTCAAACAGCAGAGATCTTTCTTGGTGGTGATAGGAATGGAGCGATCCATATTTTAGAAACTGAAGGAAGTGATGACGGAACTAGCATTCAGTTTGTTTTAGAAAGTTCTGGTTGGAATCCATTTAAAGAACAAGGTGTAGAAGCACAACTTGGATATATTGATTTTTATTGTGATAGTGACCAACAGACTAATCTTTCCATAGAGTTTTATAAGAACGATAGTGAAACATCGTATGTATCTCAGGGAATGGATCTGATCCCTGATTTAGGATATAAAAGTTCTATAAATAATATTGTTTTAACAGATGGTGGAGACCCTACTCAAGGGCTTACGATTTCTTCTGGCAACCATGGACTTGCGACAGGAGATATTATTTATATCTACGGTGTAGAGGGAATGGTTCAAGCAAATGATCTTGAATTCCAAGTGACTGTTATAAATGAAGATACTTTTACTGTTGGTGTCGATGCAACAGGATTTGGCACCTATACAGGAAACGGTCAGATCTTTGAGAGGAAATTCTATAGAACAAAGGTATGGAAGCGAGTATATGGTGGTGGAATTGGATATGTTCATTCTATCAAGATAGAAAGCGAAGGAAGTAACCGACCTTTTAAGATTCATGCAATTAAGCCATGGTTTAGGCCAAGAGGAAAGAGGACACTTAGATGACAGTTCCTTCTAATATCATTTTACCTGTACATAGTGAGCAGATAAAGAGTGGAAATCCTGAATCATTGGATAGATATTTTCGAGAGCTCATCTTTTCTTTACAGAGAATGTATGAGCAGCTTGCTCAAGGAATTAATGGAGACATAAGAGCAAATTTTTCAGAGCCTAATAGACGTTGGACTCCAATTTTAAAAGATACAGCAAATTCTGGAACAACTTTTACGTATGACCATCAGATTGGATGGGTATTACGACAAGGAATATTTGTTGACGTTTGGTACGATATCAAATGGACAGCAAATAGTGGAGCAATTACTGGCAATATGTATGTGGAGTTGCCTTATAAAGTTGCAGTAACCGAAGAAAAACCCTTTGTTGGCGTGGTGCAGCCGTCCATCTTTACATATACGGGCGGAACTGAGTGTGTGATTAATGCTATAGATGACACTTATCGCGGTGAAATATGGAACTGTGGAAGTGGATTTACAACAGCAAATCAAGGTTCAGTAGCAGCAGGTCAACTTATAGGCCACATTAGGTACATAGGACAGGCGGAAGAAAGATGAGTGAAAATATTGATGAACTTAGATGGGTGAGAGTTTTCTCCCCGATACATATTCCTAAATATCTGGTCGAACAGATCAGAGATCGGGATTTTACAGTCGATGACTTTTACAAATATCAGGAGATAAACTGCTTGATTGATGATAAAGATGGAAAAAAATTGAATCCATTCAATCATTTGTATGTTTTGGCTAATGAAGAAAATTTTGTAAAAGGATTTCTCTGGTTTATAGTAGATCGTGACTGGGAAAC